TGCTGGGCGGCGGTCGCATTTTCGTTTCCGCGCCCTGGGTCTATCCGGACCATCACGACCCGATCGACTGCTATCGCTTCAGTCCCCTGGGGCTGCGGTCGCTGTGCGTCGACGCCGGCTTCCGCGGATTGCGGCGGGTCGGATCGCCGTGGCGTGGGCGTTGACGGGCGGATTCGGCCTCGTGGTGGGGCTGTGGTGGATGCTGGCGATGGCGCTAATCGACGGCGGCGATGTCCCGCTCGGCCTGCTGCGCGGGCTCGCTGCCGTCGCCTGGCTGCTTGGCGTCGCTCTGTCGATCGTCCTGCTGTGGGTCGGGCTCAGCGTCTATCGGCTCGTGGCTGGACTGGCCGATCGGGACTAGGGTCACGGCCATCTTTTCGTGCCGCAGCCAGCGGCCCGCCCAGCCGGCAGGCGGCGTGGCGTGGAGGTCCATCGTCAGGTTGCCGGCGCGGTCCGCAATTTTCAGCCGGCCAGCTTGGACGCACCAAAACCATTCGCAGGTCATGGCGCCTTCGCCGATCAGTCCGCCAGGGCCGAGGACGATCCGACGGCTGTCGCGTGGCGTGGTTCCGTCCGGCTTCATGCGGGTATACTGGTACGCCCGGCCAATTAATGCCCGCATGGCGTCTGAATCCTCCGGCGTCAGGAAGCCAGCGGCGGCGGGGCTCCAACAGTCCCGCAACTCGGCCAGCCAGTTACGGATCAGCGCGGCCAACTGCAGGTCCGGCACGTCTTCCCACGGGTCCGAGATCGACCATTTGCGAGTGTTGTGATGCTGGAAGATTCGCTGGCCGTCGAAATCGTGTTGGCACATCGTGCGGTGTTGCCCGGCGCGATTCCGCAGGGTATGGATGCCGCGCGGCGGCTGAGCCCAGCGGTAGCCCAGCTTCAGCCATGCGGCGGCGGTCGGGTCCAAGTCCCCCAGCCCGTAGCGGAAGAAAAACAGGGAGCGTTGCAAGTACCAGTCCAGCAATTGCAGGGCCGGCCAACAGGCCCGCTTGTCGATCAACATCTGCCCGGTTTCCAACCGCTTCATCGGCCGATAGTCGAGCCCGTACAGTCGCCAGATCGTTGAGCCCGGCGAGTAGTCCGGATAGTCAGGCCAGAAGATGGCTCCGCTCTGCAGGTACGTTGGCCAGTCGAAAAGATAGGTCGGATCGCGAACGGGGACGTTGTCCGCGTCGAGAAACAGCACATCTTCCCACGGGCACCAGGTCACAGCGAACGACTTTAGCTCGTAGCCATTCAGCCGTGCGTGAGGGTGCCCAGCATCGCGAATCGTGTAGGCGTCGACGAATTCAACGTCGTAGTCCGCCAGCAGACTTTCGATCGCCGGCACCCGCTCGGCCGGCCCACGATGCCAGACTTGGATCGGCAGCTGGCAGCCGACGTGCCGCAGGGCCCGCACGCACACCCACGCCGGCACGGTGTAGCGCAGACCACCGGCGGCGATCACCACGCCTCGGCCGGTGAACTTGCCTTCCGGATACCGTCGCCGCGGTAATTGCTCAGCGATCCATTGCTCGGCCGCCGCGGCCGCGTTTTCCATCGTCAGGCCATGAGTGAGATTGGACACGGTTTTTCTCCTACGAAAAAGCTGATTCGATTTCGCCCCTCCGGGCGCTCGCCATCTGCCAGACAGCGGAAGCCGGCGTCGACGCACAGCGACCGCAGCCCCAGGGGACTGAAGCGATAGCAGTCGATCGGGTCGTGATGGTCCGGATAGACCCAGGGCGCGGAAACGAAAATGCGACCGCCGCCCAGCAGGGCACGATAGCATTGGCGGGCGACTCGCCAGGGCCTGCGGACGTGTTCCAGCAGACTCGTACAGATAATCCCGTGAAATCGACGCCCAGCCAGGAACATGCACAGTTGCTCTGCATCGCCGACGACGTCGACGCCAGGCTCGGCCTTCGCGTCGAACGAAACGATCTCGGCCTGCAACAGTCCCGCCAGGTCGTAGGGCAGTTGTTCGCGCCGGCGAAAGGCGAGCGACGAAGAGCCAACGTCGAGAATGGGGCCGGGGATCCCGGTCATCCATTGTTGGATCAGCGGCAGCTCGCTTCTAATCACCGAACCACCTCGTAGCTACACGTTCTCGCCGGGCGATGTGGTCCGCTCGCCGGCTCAGGGACTCGGGGCCGTCCGGCAAGTCTCTCCAGTCATCCGCGATCCCGGCCGGGATCAGATGTCGGCCGAAGTGCTGCTCTGCCACCGCGGCGGAAATGGCGATGTCTTCCGCGATACAGGCATCGTCGTAATCAGACTCCGATCGGATTTGGGCGTGAAACACTCCGGACCACAGATAGCCTTCGCGAATCGTACCCGTCAGCCCTGCCAGGCAACGGCCCTTAATCACGTCAACCAACTGCGGAACATCTGCGCTAATCACGTCAATCCGATCGCGATAGCGGCCCCGCAGCGTTGCGCCAAATGGCCCTACAAGCCGGCCCGGTTCGCAGTGAGCGATCAGCCTCGCGACGGCCGTGTCGGTGGCCGGGAGCAGGTCGTCGTCGAGGATCAATACGCAGCGGGTAGTCGCCTGTGCGGCGAGCCACCAACGGGGCGGACAGAGCCGATTCTGGCTGGAGTTGACCAGCCAATCAGGCACAGCCGCCAGGTCCTGCCGCAGCGGCTCCGGGTTATTGTTCCAGATCCAGATTCGGACCGGCGGATCTTGCCTCCGCAGGGCCGCTAGAATTTGCGCCAATTGCGCCGTGCGGCGGTAGGTAACCATGCAGACGGTGGTGTCGATCATGCGACCCTCGCGTTTCTGACGGCCTCGTCGTAGGCGATCTGATCCTCCGGCGTGTCGCCGCCCCTAGCCACGGTGACCACGTCCGGCGGGGCTGGATGATCGCGGGTCGGAATCCACCAATAGCGGCGGTCGAGATTCGTCACCGGCAGCTCGGCCCGCTGGACGGCGGCGTTGAGCGCGGTCTGCTCGTACTTGAACGCCGTCCGATAGTCTGGGGCGAACGCGATCTTGCGGGCCGCGGCCCATGCGGCGGCATGATGCCGCGCGTTGGCGATCCAGAATCCGGATGCGAAGTAGCGGTTCCGGTCGATTCCGAACGCGTCACAATCAACATTACGGGCCGCAGACGGCCAATCGAGGACCGTTACCACAGCTGGCGAATCCTCATACTGATGAGGATCCCACGGCCGCAAGAATCGCGCATCAGCGTCGAAATAGAGGATCGTTTCCAGTGGAAGCAGTTCAAGCAAACACAGCTTGAATTTTGCCGGCGGACAGGCCCCTGTGTTGCGCAGCGTGAACGCTCGCAGCCCGGTCATCTTCTCGCACGAATCGACGGCCAGTTTCGCAGCCGCTTCGTACTTCGCCCCAACGGCGATTGTGATTGCGATCATGCCCCTACCACCCTTTCCAGAATCAGCACGACCTCGGACGGGAGGATGTCCGCCATACACTTTGCGGCCGGCCTCTCCAGTCCTTCGGTCACCGGGTGCTCGCAGAGTGACTTATCCTTCGCGTCGCCGTCTCCCAGCGGTACGACGCGAGCCCGCCAACAGGATTTCTCTCGGCAGCAATCGTACCGGCCCACCTGGTGCAACGTGTGCTGGTACGGGTACTGTACCCACGTCGCCGGCTCCCGGCCGCCCACCAGGCATACGTAAGGCTTCTGCCAGGCGGCCATGAGATGCTGAAGAAACGTCACCGGGCCAAGCCCGCCGGCGGCACGTGCGGCCAATAGGATCGTCTCACGCATCGGCGGACCCGGGCGCGATCCGTCGATCAGGTTAACTACGCCGCGGAGGTTGCTGTGCGAATGTTTTCGTAGCCCGATCTGTGCCCAACAGATCAGATGCTTCGTGCGGTCGATGACCTCTTGATAGTGCTCCAACGGCCAGCCCTTGATCGTGTAGTCCGGCTTCAGCCCCGCGTTGACCAGCCATATCTGCCGGCCGCCGGCGAGAGATTCGAGATCCGGGGCGCCGGGCCAGAGTGAAGACAGTGGCCGGCCCCGCTCCTCCTGCGAGAGAAAAAGGTAGGGGCGATTCACCCGCAGGCGCAAGGGCCGGCCTAACTGTTCTCCGAGGTATTCGGTGTAGCCCGCCAGGAAAGGAACGCTCTCCTGGTTGCATCGTTGGATGCTGGGATAGTGCATTTCGATTGTGCGGACCGGCGCGGCGTTGCTCAGCTTTTCGATCCGTGGATTGTTCGCCCAGATTTCGCCGTGTGGCGTGCGAACGTCCGTCACGTACTCGCCGGGGTACGCCTGGTGCAACGATTCGACCGCGGCGGTCATAGTCAGGATGTCGCCGGGGCAGAGTTTGCAGGTCAACAGCAGCTGTTGTCGAGGCTTCGCTTGCGGCGTGGCCGGGGCCGTCGTCGCTGCCGGCTGCGTCGCCGCGATCGCGGCGGGGGCCTCGTCGCCGGCCAGCTTGGCTCGATTAATTCCTTCGTCGATCAGACTGCCGTACAGGTCGCGGATGTTTAGCCGCCAGGCCAGCCCCTTCAGCAGCGCCAGCCCGGCCGCACGGGCCACGTCACCCCAGCCATAGGACGCGGCGTTTTTTTGCATCGTGGCTGCCAGCCGTGCGCGGTGCAACCGGCAGCCGTCTGGACCCAGGGCGTTCATCTCTTCAGCGACGGCGAGGCACTTGCAGACGGCCGTGTGCTTGATGCCCAGCGACGCCAATAGTCGCCAGATTTGCGAGCCCACACCGCGGCCGGCTTCGATTGCCGCCATACGGGCCGCATTCGCTGGTCCGCTTTCGCGCCGCAATAGGTGTCCCCATTGGGCCATGATTCGCCGGACGGCTTCCTTGTCGCCAGCTTGATCGGCGGCACCCAAAGCCAAGCTCACGACCACCTCATTCTGACCTTGCTGCGGTATCGCACGTTCAGAGCAAAAGCGGCAGGCGGACTCGTGCGGCGTCACGGCACAGCCGGCCAGCTGCGTGGCGATAGAACAGACCCCGTTGCAACGATTCCCACAGATCATTCTTCACAATCCAGCACAATTTGCTCGCCGGGATAATTCCCGTATTCCGGAAGAAGTTCATACGGGCAGTTACACCCCTCTCCGATGCAGTTCGTTAGCTGCACCCAGACTCCAATAGGTGGGTCTCCAGCAACTTGCCATTCATGAATGCAGTTCTGGCTTTCGCAAGGCCCCAGAGAACTCGATTCGGGTGAGCTGCTGTCGCTGGGTGAGCTGCTGTCGCTGGGTGAGCTGCTGTCGCTGGGTGAGCTGCTGTCGCTGGGTGAGCTGCTGTCGCTGGGTGAGCTGCTGTCGCTGGGCGAGCTGCTGTCGCTGGGCGAGCTGCTGTCGCTGGGCGAGCTGCTGTCGCTGGGTGAGCTGCTGTCGCTGGGCGAAGACGAGTCGGACGAACTCGATTCGGACGAGCTGCTGTCGCTCGACGAAGATTCAGACGGTGAACTGCTATTGCTGCCGGGCGTGCCTTCCATCCACCAGCGGATTCCGCGCCGCGTAGGGACCGGCCACACCTTGACCGGCGAGCCCTCCGGCAGATATTCCGTTTTGTCGTCCGCGTTCCAGATTCGGGCCACGACGTACTGAGCCCAGCTGATCTTACTGATCTCCTGTTGGCCAGGCTCTTCGGTGAAATGCCACTCCTGCAGACAGACGCAATAGGTGTCCGGATTCGCTTGCTCTTCCGGATAGGTCGGAAACTCTTGGCACGTCGACGTCGTGCCGAACATTTGAGCGCGGTTCAGATAGCCCGGCCATTGGCGATCGCGGCCCGGATCGTTGCGAGGCTCGGCCAGCAATCGCCGCACGACGGAGGCGATCTTCGTCATGCTGGCCTGGTCGAAGGTGAGGATTTCCGCTGCCATCAGCTACTACTTTCGCTTCCTATCAGGTCCGTCAGAATCGCCCACGCTCCGAAATCTTCCTCCGTGTAATACTGCCACTCGGAATATACCGGCGTCACGGCGCCCGTAGTCTTGGTGAAGTCCAACAGCGGTTGGCCGTCGCCGTTCAGCAGCTGCGGCTCGCTACACGGCATCCCCTCGGAGTCGGTCAATCGCCGCTGCGGAGCGAGGTCTGTCACAAACGCCCGGCTGTCGTTGTAGATCGCCCCGCCGTGCCCGTCCGGATCGCCGATCATAGCGCGGGCCGAGAAACCACGGTCCTGCACTTTGATCCGCCACGTTTCATCGGAGGGCAACACGTCGATGTAAAACTGAACTTGGACGTACCAGCCGATGACTGGATGCTTGACAGGCGTCGCGGTTATGTCACGCGTTTTTCCGCCCAGGGCGTGAATCGTTTTGGAGATTCCGCGATAGCTGATCGACACCGCCGAACTGTTGACCACGTTGCAGCGGATGGTATCGCAATCGAGCGTAGCGACGTTCTTTTTGATTCGGATCACGAAGCGATGGTCGTCCACTTCCGGAGGCGGGTCGTAGACGCACAGCGCGGAATTGACGATTGGCCGCTTGGTACTGTCGTTGACCTTCGTCTTGGCGATTCCGGAAAACCCACTTTTGTACAGCGCCTTCGTGGCGAACTTCTGCAGTTGTACCGTGCTGATCTCAACCTCAGCCGCGAACTCTGTCGGGTCCCCGGTGTTGCTGCCATCCGGCTTCTCGCCGTCGCCGCCACCCTCCGGCTCTTCGTAGGTGAGCGTGGCCAGCCAGACCCACGGGTCCGCGCTGCCCTTCTCGCGATCGACCTTGACCGTCTTCAGCTCGGCCCGGCTGTTGGAGTCCACGCTGCCGCTCGGACTGCTTGACGTGGGCGTCGCTTCCAGCGCGTAGGTGTCCTTGCGCTGCGCGATGTTGGCCTCCACGTAATCGAGCGCCGCGTCCGGCCCGTCGGTGCCCAGCGAGGCGAAGAGTCGCCAAACGACGGTGAAAGAATACTGGCCGTCTTCCTGCTGGCCGCTCGGACCGGCCGCCGCCAATTCGTGCGAAGTGAAAGCCATCTCAGATTGTCGCCTCCGTCACCTTGGTTTTTTCCTTCGTGTTCTTTTCGATCGCCTCCAACGTCGCCGCCTGTCGCGCTTGGATTTTCAGCAGTTCCTGCTGGGCTTGCGTCATCTCTTGCATCCGTTTGCCGGCGTCTTGGATCTGTTGCAGCCTCCCGGCCAGGTCCGATGCGGCCGGCTCCGGCTGCGGCGGCTCGATGTCCTCCACGTATGGCTCCAGCTTGCGGGGCTGCGGCGGCTCGATGTCCTCCACGTATGGCTCCAGCTGCTGGCCTTCCAGCGCCCCCATCATGCTCTCGATCTCGGCCATTGACCGGCCGGCCCAATCGCGCACAGGCTCACCCAGATCCGGCACCGAAACATCCGCCTCCACGGGCGGAATCTGCGGCGGCTCGACGATCGTCGCGACTTCCACGGGCGGAATCTCGGCTGCGGCTTTCAGCTTCTGCAACTGGGCCTGCAGGCGCCTGATCGCCATGTCCGCCTGTATCATGCCTTCCCAGGACATGCCCTGTGACTGGGCTTCGCGGATGCGACCGATTGCCGCGTCGATCTTTTCGGCGTCCTCCACGTATGGCTCCAGCTGCTGGCCTTCCAGCGCCCCCATCATGCTCTCGATCTCGGCCATTGACCGGCCGGCCCAATCGCGCACAGGCTCACCCAGATCCGGCACCGAAACATCCGCCTCCACGGGCGGAATCTGCGGCGGCTCGACGATCGTCGCGACTTCCACGGGCGGAATCTCGGCTGCGGCTTTCAGCTTCTGCAACTGGGCCTGCAGGCGCCTGATCGCCATGTCCGCCTGTATCATGCCTTCCCAGGACATGCCCTGTGACTGGGCTTCGCGGATGCGACCGATTGCCGCGTCGATCTTTTCGGCTTCCAACTCCGCTTGCCGTCCAAACGGAACGGTTCCGAGGTCAATCCCGGCTTCTTTTCGCAAGCCACGTATCGCGGCCAACGCAGGCGCTGTATTCGGCGCCGGAATCGTCGGCGGTTCAATCTCGCCGACGTCCGGCGTGATAGCTTCACCTTTCGCCTGGCGGGCCTCCATCACCGCGCGGCGTGCCCGGTCGATCATCGCCAGGTCTTCGACGCTGCCCTTCAGAATCGCCGGCGTACCCTCGATGCGGTCGAGAGTCCGTTCGACTTCCTTTGCCGATTCAAATGCGGCTTCGTAGTCAGCCCGGATCTTCGCATTGCCGCGCTCGAAAACGTCTTCCGAAATCAGCCGCTGATTCCACAGCCCCTGCAACTCTTTCAGTTGCCGCGCCAGCTTCTCGCCCGGCGACTCGACTTCCTTCGACCAGCGCTCCGCCGACCTCTGGGCTTCGGCCAGCTTGTCCGCGCCGCGATCATGCTTCTCCCAGAAATCTTCGGCCGCCTTCGCTGCGGCTCGCAGCGCCGCTTCGGTTTCCTTTGCAAATTGCGTTGCGTCGTCGAGTCCGCCGGCGCCAACGTCTTCTAAGGCCGTGGCGGTCCGCCTGGCGAGGATGTCCGTTTCTCGCAACCCTGAATGTAGCCCGTCGAAGCTCTGCTGATTCACGGCCTGTAGCGCGTCACGAGCCCGATAGATTTGCTCCTGACCGTTGATCGTGATCCGGTATGCCGTCGGGGCAATGCTGCCGTCGCTCAGCCGGCGAGCCGCCCGATCCGTCCGGCCGAGAGCATCACCGGCCCCGTCGGCAGCAGCGGCCAACTCGTTCAACGGTTCGGAATTTATCCCAGCCACGGAATCAGCAACGCGGACCGCCGCGCCGGAGGCTTGCCCCGCCTGGTCGTTCAGTCCGGCGAACGCTTCGGAGACCATCCCCACAGCACCGGCCGCCACGCCCGCGGCGACCGCCAGCCGTGCCCAGCCGGCAGGGCCAGATAGCGCGGTCGTGATCGCTTGCGCGGTAGCCATCGCCTGCAGGGCAGAAACAACGGCCCGCACGCCGGCGATGACCTTGGGAATTAGCCATAGCACCGTTCCGAAGGCCACAGCGAAGGCAGTCATTTCCGCAGCCGCCTTAACAGCGCCGGCGTCGAGTCCATTGAGCCAGACAATTAGATTGGTGAGCTTGTCGGCCATGCCTTCGATCGCCGGCGCCAGCTTGATCGTCAACTCCGCCCACAGCACGGACACGGCCGCCTTGGTCCGCGTCATCGCGTCTTGGGCTTCTTCGACCTTGGCCGCGTCGAGCCGACTGATCGCCCCTCCCATTCTCTCGATGTCCTGCGCCGCGCTGGAGATTGCATCCGGCTTCAGCGTCAGCATCTGAGTTCCCGTGCGGCCGAACAATTCCATTGCCAGCCGCGTGCGGTCCGTCTGATCGGTGACTCGTTGCAATGCCGTAACGATCGCCTGGAACTGTTCCGCCGCCCCCATCTGCCGAAGTGCGGCGGTGCTCAGCCCCAGCGCGGCGAAACTGTCGGCGTATTCCTTCGTGCCACTAGCCGCCTCTGACAGCGCCCGCTGCGAAAAACGAAAGGCCGTCGTCAGCGACTCGGCCGAGATTCCAGCCAGATCGGCCGCCAGCCGAAACGTCTGCAGCTCTTCCGTCGCCACGCCCATGCGATCAGCGCTCTTGGCGAGGTCATCAATCGCGTTGATCGAATCGTTCACGGCGCCGGTAATTTTTGAAACGGCAAACACGCCGGCCAGAGCACCGGCGATTTTCATGGCGACTCCGGAGACCTTGTCCGCGTAGCCTTGCACGGCGCCGCCGGCTTTGGACAGGTCCTGTTGCAGCGTCGCCGAAGATGCGGTGAGCTTGATTGCCAGCGTCGAAATTGTCTTAGCCATCGGTCCGCTTCTCCCTTCGCTGTCGCTGTCGCTCGGCTTCCCAATCCGCCCACCGCTGCCGCTCGGCCGCGGCGGCGGCCTGCATCTCTTCGTCGCTCACTTCAGCCGCCTCGTCGAAATACGGCCAGCAGAGACCAGGCAACGGCCGCCCGGCCGGCAGGTACGGCGCCAACTGGTACGCCAGGGCCACACTCTGCCGCAGGTCCGCCCGCAGCTCGCCCCACGGTTCGACCTCCCACCAGGCCCGCCACTCAATCCACTCGTCCCAGCCGATCCGGCCCGGCAGCTCGCCCAGCGTGCAGCCCAGCAGCGCCGCCATGCGATGCGCGAACTGCAACCGTTCGGACCGGCTCAGTCTTTTTTTGCCGCGTCGATCTCCTCCTGCTCAACGGCCGCCGATACCATGCCGTTCAGCCGCAGGGCGTGGGCTACTAGTTCGCTGATCGCGGAAATTTCGGATCCCAACCAGGTCCGCGCCTCGTCGCCGTCGAACTGCAACGCCCCGTCCTCGCCCACGATCGAAGCCGCCAGCAGATCGACGGCATACGTCCAGTTGGCCGGCTCCGTCATTTGCACCCGGCCGGCGTCGTCTCGGATCAGCCGATCAGCCCCCAGCGCAAACCGCAGCTTCTGCGGACCGTCAAGCCGTCGCAGCCGGACCATTCCGTCCCATGCGGAACACGACACGTCGACCGTAGCCGGAGATCGCCCCATCAATTCGGCCGCAGTCAGAATCCGTTTCTCGCTCATGCCCTACCCTTTTCGGTTTCAGATTTCCATGAATTGCACCGCCGCGGCGGCGATCTCTCGCCGGCGATCGGCGGACCACGTCAACACCACCTGCAGCCCAGCCTGGCCAGGGAAAGCAAGGATGTCTTCCTCTTCGACCACCAGGCACCGCTGCAGGAACTTCGACAACTCCAGCAGTTGGCCGGCCGTCCTAGCCGCCTGCCACTCTCCGGACTCGCTCAGCATCCCCAACGCGCGGAAATTATGGATCGTCGTGAACAGCTGCGGCGACGGCATACGTCGGATCCGCCGCACCCCGGCCGGCGTAGCGATCCACAAAAAACGCGGCCGCGTGTCCACAGGGACAGCGGCCGGTTCGGAGAGGACGCGATCTTCGGTTTTCGTTTTGCTCACGATTCGCCCCTTGAATCGTTCGGTCTGCGGTGATCAGTCGTTACGCAATCGAGCTGGACGAGCCCTCCGTGCGCGTAATCGCCCCGGTACGAACGAGGGTCACCTTCCGCTTGAACGCCCCGCCAACGGTCAGCTCCTCCGGTTCGAGCTTCGTCACTTTCGCGGTGAACTCGTCGGTCACAGGGACCGCATGCGGTGTAACGATCTGCAGCGTCAACTGCGTTTTCGCGTCGAAGGCCTCATCGAGCGCGTGGTGATTCAAGTCGCCTGGATCCCAGAATTGGTTGACGACGATCTCGCTCTTCTGCTCGATTCCCAACAGCGGAACTTCGAGCGTGTCAGCAAGGGCCGTGCCGTCGATTTCCTGCCGGATGCGCGGCGGCGGCGTGATACCGATCACAAGCTGTTGAGCGGTACTGTCGACGTTGAGAATGGTTCCGTGAGCGATCTGTTTGACTGCGGTCATGTTTCGCGTCCCGTTTCAAAATTGGGGCTGTTGCTTCACAGCCCCAAGATTGCCCAGCGAAACGGGTAGCGCGCTCTGTTACGGCGACGAGGAGGAAGTCCCGGCCGAGTACATCAGGATCTGGATTTGAAACGCGGCTAGATCGTAGCCCTCGTCGCCGAAGTTACCCTTCGGCACGTAATCGTCGGCGTGGTCTTCGACGATCAGCAGCTGAATCGTGCCGTCGCCGAATGCACCCTTGGCACAATCCAAGGCCCGGATCAGCTCCGCGATGTCCTGCACCTCGCCGACGTCGTCGCTCCAGACTTCGAGATCCCATCGCTCTTCGTCTGGCGCCGTGCCTTGGGCTTGGTCGAGAGTCCGCTCCGACGATACGCCGGCCCGGCCAATCCAGATGTAGGGCGGTGCGGTTGGCTGCGGAACAGACCCAACGTGGATGTGCGTCCCCACGGCCGCGGCGATCGCAGTCTGGTCGAGCAGGAACGAGCGGAAATCAGAAGCGAATTGCGACACTGTTATCCTCCCACGGCCAGCTTGGCGACTTCGGCGTCAACTTCAATCGCCAGTTTCTTGGCGAACTCCTGCGCGGCCGCTCCCGCCTGTGAGTCGGCCGCCCGGCGGATCGGATGCTGGCCACGAGTACCAGGATGATGGACCACAGAATAGACCAACACTCTACCTCCGCTGCGATTCCGAAGGATCAGCATTCCGCGTCCTTCCTTCGGAATCCGATGCGGCTTCGTGTTCTCCTCGACGAAATGGATCGGCACCAGGTCCCCGCGGCCGGAGATCCCGCCCCGCCCGCGGCGGAGCTTGCGGCGATTCTTGACCGTGTTCTGCTGGCCGGTGATCGACACGACTACCTTGCCGGCCTGGTACGACTTCACCCTCTGAGCCAACGACCGCTTGAACAGCCCCGTCAATCGCGGTGCGTTCCGCTTGGCGGCCTTCACGAACAACGCCCCACCGGCCCGGACCGCTTTCGACATGCACCGCTTCTGAATCCGATCCGGCAACTGAAGAATCCGCTGGCGCGTTTCGGCGAGTCCCTCCAATTCGATCGTTGCCGCAGGTCCCGCCACGTCACACCTCTTCCTTGCAGAGCAATTCCAACTCCACTCCCACATTCTCGCTGTCGATCACAGCCCCGATGTGCAACTTCCGCGTGCCGAACATCAGATAGTGTTTCGACGTGACACCGTGCGAAGGATAGAGCGTCAGGTATACGCGGTGCGTGGCCTCCGGGAAGATCTGCCGTGCTCGGATCAGCTCCAGCGCCGTCAGCTGTTCGATCGCCGCTGGCACAGCAGCAAGGACCAGCGTATCGGTTCCACTGCGGCGCCCGTAATCGTCGAGCCCCGTCGTCGGCAGGTACACGTCGACCTGGTGCCGCACTCTTCCTGGCTTGATTTTCAGCACGGCCAATCCTCCTACGGTCCCGGAGAAGACGACGAGCTACCCCACGTCGTGCGAAGGTTCTTATAGACTTGAAACACTCGCTCTTCGCTGTGTCCCTCGAATCCAGTCATCAACACGTAAGCCTGCACCTTCCACTGGCCGGCCATGTCGATATTTCCGGCAACGGTGTCGTAGTACAGAATCCCATCGCTGCCGTCTGTGAAAAACGTCGCGTCAACTTCCAACGTTGTGCCGTCCGGCTTGCGAAACACAAACTGCTTGACCGTGGCTGTTGAAATATCGACGACCGTTCCGTCACCGTCTTCCAGCGTCAGCTTGAAGCGCGTCCCAACATCGTCAACGTGTACTTCGGCATTCGCAAAGTCGGTCATCGTTCCACCGTGCCAGTAATTAGAGTGTCCAACTGACTGTTGCCTGCGATCGGGATGTCCAGTTGCAGGATGCTTGTCAACAACGTGTCCAGCTGAGCCGTCAACTGGATTATGTCGTTTCCAGTTGTAGTGGCGGCGCCCCCAGCAGCCCAATCCAACAGCAACAGAATCTGCGGCAGCATCAGGCCACCTCAATGTACGTGCCGAAAAACAATGCCCCGGTGCCGCTTGCATACTGTACCCGAAGCGATTTGTTGGCCGTCGCCGTCTGGAACCAGCCATGCGGATTGTGAGGCAGTACGAATCCTGGCGGAGCCGCCCCACTGTCTTCCTCTAGCGCGATGCCTGTGGCGCTTCCTAAGACTACCGCAGCGTCAGCGTCGTCCAGCCAAAAACGTGCGATTGTACCGCTGAGGGAAATTGCTGCGAACGAGAGCACCCGGAACTTCTTCGAGGCGACGGCAGCGATCAGACTGTCCCCGTCCCCACACACGGCCATAAACCGCTTCACTGTGCAAAGCGTCGTACCGTCGTAGACGGCGCCGCTGATCTCGGTTGCGTTGGCGTGCAGCCGGCCGATCGCGTCAACCTCCAGAGGCGCATAGTCCGCGTCGGTCCCAGCCAGCGCGGCAGCCGCGTCTTGACGCACTGCCAGCGCCATCACGCCCACGTCGCCGCTCGTGTGGCCGGCGTCCTCGGCCTTGCCTAAGTTCGTTGCGGCCGTGCCGGGCACCACGCTGGTCACGTCCACGTCGCCGATGTCCACGCCGGAGTTTGCCGCCAGCTTCCCAATCGCATTTGTGCCGGCCGGCAAAGCGTTCGTAATCGCCGTAACGGCCGTGACAGTCGTCACCGTGCCAACATTCCAAGTTCCGGACTGCGTAGCCGCCACGGTGCCGTCAACTGTCAGAGCACCGCCCCCGTCATCAACACTCAGGGTCCCCGTGGAATCCGTAGCGATCGTCACCCGGACCGCTGCCGCTTCCGTGCCTGCCCCGATCGGCACCGCAGCGCCGGCCAACTGCGTGATGTTGAACCCAGCCCCGCTCACGGCGTTGTCGATCAACTGCACAGACGTTTTGACGTCCGCCAGCGTGGCTTCCGTCGCCGC